TGCTAGATAGTTAGCAGTTGGGGCTGTGCTTCCTGAAACACTAGTTGCTCCTGGAGAAAGAATCGCAGACACTAGAATATTTGCTGACCCAGAGTTATCTATTCCCAGGACTCTCTTTCTTATAGAGTGAATGATTGGAATTGCAGGAGGGAGGGCAAGGAAACCTAATGTAGTTGAGATGCCTGGATCAAAGATAGGTAGAGGATCTCCGGTCAGCGCATTGAGAACTCCTGATGCTACTACTACCGCAGATATTTTAGCTTGCAGCTCGTTTAGTTGTTCTACTTCTACAATCTTCAATACTTCACTAACAGAGTTTATCGGCCCGAAGGCTATCATATCGTCTGCAGATAGAGTCCCGGAAGCAATGGGAGAGAGAGGAGTCAGTGTCCCGGTTACAACAGAAGGAAGAACAGTGATAGGATTATTTACGGCTATATCTTCTTGAATGAAGCCCTCTACATTGTGATGAGTAGTAATTCCATAAGAGACGCCTGGGTCTAAGGTTACCCCGTCATCTAAGGTAAGCTCTGTAATCTGTTGCGATGAATTAGTTACGACCGAAGCAACTCTAGCTTGTCCTGTTCCTATCAAGACCACATCGTGCCTGAGTAAGACCACATCTCCACGCTCTGCAATGGCAGACTCCAACGAAACGTCCCACTGGAATATTTCAGGTCTCAATCTGGCTGCAGCTAATTCATACTTGACGTGTTTATTTAGTTTCTCTACTTCGGTTATGCCTAGGATATGATCTAGCGATTCAAACTCTGTTGCTGTAGCTAACGTTTGTCCTTCGGAGAAAACAATAACTTCTCTAGTCTTGAAGTTCTTTTCTCTGTCCGCAAACCTGACTCTGACAGCATCGACTTTAGTTGGAAAGATTTTCTTGACTGTTAAGTTCCTTGAGTTTCTAAGAGTGAATAGCTGGGTAGGAGTTAAGTCTCCATCATCAATAACTATTGAAAACTTTTCACCATTCATAGTGTGAGAAGCTAGGCCTACTCGTGCCACGGTATTGAAAGCTTCGAGAACACTGGTCCTGAAGTCGAATACAATATCGCAGGTGAAGCTATTATCATCACAGAAATTAGCCCACTCTAAGAACTTGTCTAGATCAATCTTAGCGTCCGGAACTGGTCTAGGGTTTGCTGTTCCTCGGAGAATATCTAAAGCAATCCATGCAGGGTTCCGAGTAACGATAGGATTAGTAATTCCCGAAGCTGTCGTGTACGTAGCTAATTCAGATTCAGCGAGACCGTTGAAACTGTCAACTTGTCCCTTTAGCTGTTCGCTTGCCTGGATACGTAGTGCAGTGAGCACCGTCCCAGAATGGGTTACAGGGTTTCCAAACTTGAATGACTTCAACGAAACCCAGTTCAGATCGGTTCTGAGCTGAGTAACATTAGTGCCAGTTCCGCCGCGGTCCCCCTTGGGATAGTTGCCTCGGTCTTCGCGGGCTTTAATTCTTACTCCGATCTCGTATTGTCCTTCTGCTACCTCCTGCTCAAAGTTTAGAAAGTAGGGCTCTAGGTCTTCTCTTTCGATAGTGCTATCGGTGAGCGTAGTGAAAGAAGCGTCTCCCGCTTCTTTGAATCGGATTTCCAAAGTGAAAGAGTGAGGATTTACTTTACCGTCACTAGCAAATCTGGCTAGTCCTGCTGCCCCCAAGAAAGTAACGTGAAAACGGGTAATGCCGGTATCAGTAAACCTGCTACTAAAATCGGGAGTAGCTGGAGTGAATCTATCTTTCAATAAGACTACCGGATTGTTATCAGTCACAATCTCAGGAAATAATGGTATTGTTTGTCCTGGCTCTACAGTTACAGTTTGCGTTGTAGTATTGAAGAAGCCCCCAATATCAGATTCTCCGATTTTGAATCCAGATAATTGTAGAGGACCGTATCCCCAAGTAAACAACTGTCGCAAGAATTGTTTGGAGCCTACTGTATCCGTGTAGTTTCTAGAAGCCAGATTAGGATGGTATCGCCAGCTTCCATAGATTCTTGGGACTGGTCCGAAAGGTCGAGCTTCGTTCCTTCCTCCTGTTAAGAGAAATGCGGGAGAGCCGTCTTCTCCTGGGTCTGCTCCATCGATGCTCGGTAAGCTCGGGGCCAGCAGCTGTCCTAAGACAAGGTTGAGTCCAACGATACCTCCAACCACGACTGCGATAGCAACACCATAAGAAATGATGGTTGCGATAGTTCCAGTAATACCGACAGCAGCTAATCCTGTCCCGACGAAAGCAGCAACAGCTATAACCGCGCTAACTCCAGGAAGGACTTTGACAGTAACGAAAGATCCAGAGGTAGGAATGTATGTCTCAAACTCGCTCTCTTCTATGGGTGTTCCGTTTACTGTTACCCGAAGTTCAATCTCTGGGACATTGATTGCGTTCCCCTGTCCTATATCATCTAGGATTTCCTTGAGAGTCTTACCCTCATGTACAAGGTCTCGGATGATACGTTCGCCAGCGATAGGAGTAGCCTGATAGGCTATACGAATATGCCCTTTCTTTACATACTGAGCGGCTATCTCGCTTATTTCTTGTGCGAACTTTACCATTTCAATCTCGCTTAGTTCTCCATATTTGTTGGGATGTAATCTTCCATTTCCTTATGACGGTAGTACCCAATTAGCACATTGTTCCAGTATCCATTGTTAAGCTTATCTATCTTTGAGTAAACAGTTCCCTTGTTCGAATGAATCATCGTGTGCTTGTCTATCATCACAGCAGTGTGGATGAAGCGACGATCCCCCGAAAATAATGCAGCATCTCCTTCCCTGACTTCTTCGAATGGGATGGGTCGCCACATCTCATCTATACTTGAATCTTCAAACTCTTCTCCCGATAGGAGTTTCCGGATCTCATCCTTCTCCGCTTCATCAGCATAGTGCTCTCTATATGTTGGCAAATCAATACCGAATTCCATCTTAAATACTCTGCAAGTATGGTCCCAGCAGTTCAATTCTTTGTATGGAATCCCCACATGCTTTGCCCATCTCGGATGTATCATACTGTCTCCTATGTATTTAGAATAGTGCTGGATAGATGCTCGGCACAAAACGGGTCCCCGGAAAGGTTTCCCGTAGAATGTTCTGGAAGCCGAGACGTAGTTTCATCCCCCCTGCATCAAACTCAGCGTCTGTGATTTCAAAATCGAAGGGTCCCAGAACCACTACGTCTAGAGCAGACGCTAGCACCACCGAGAAAGAGCCCACTGGACGATCAGTTGTTTGGACTTCGATAGTTCTCATACCGGAGACCACAACTTGATCTATGTCTTCGAAACTCGCTGTCAGAAACGGCTGCTCATCCGGAGCTTGGGAGGGAGGATTTATTTCCATCCCCGTAGCAGTGTAGACGTTTCCGTTGGAAGTAATGTCTACCGAGTTCCTGACCAGCCTGAAAGTGTTCGGCAGGCTTTCGTGAGAGATGGTTAGCAGCGGAAGCCAAATCTCCGCAGTCTCGGAAGCATTTATTGATCCACTTGCTGTTGCGCTGATGTTAGGGTTTGCCATTATACCACCAAACTAATCAGCCATAACTTGACTGTCACTCTCCAGATCGGACCATCATTATCTATGGAAACCGTGCTGTACTTAGGAGGCTCTCTAAACTTCCAAAGAGCTTGAGTGCTGGTATCCTCTGGAAAGTTATGTTGAAAGTTAAGATTCCCAAAAGTGAGAGTATCGTTGTAAAAGGTCTGGAGCGTTTTCTTCTGCGCATCTGTAAGAGTATAAATCAAATCGAATGGTCGGAATACAGTTGTGCTTCTAGCCCTTGTCTTGGGAGGACCTACATCAAAAGTGTGAGTGATAAGATTATCTCCTGCTCCTTCCGTAGTCCCTATCAGAGATGTTTTCGGAAGAGTTGCGGGCCATAGCGATGCCATCTATTTTCTCCTATCTCCTAATTGTCTTGTTTTTTAGACTGAAAGACTGTTGTGCGGCGCGAGCCACTTTACCACCTCTTGCGAAGTCTTCAGCAATAACGTTTTCTATCTGAATAGCGATCTCTCTATTATTAGCGCCCTGTCTTACTGTTGCTTCTGTGCCTGGAGCGTTGTTATTCACAATGATAGTAATGTCTCCACCCCCGATGCCGTCCTTGATAGGAGTGATGTGTGCTGGTCCTGTGATAAGCTCTGGACCCTGTTCTCCAACCAATCCTACCTTTCCGCTACCAAGACTTCCTCCGTGAGCAAACGCGCCGATCGTGCTGCTGATGATAAGCTTAGCTGTCTCCAATACTAATAGTCGGAGAAGGAGTTGAGCTATGTCTTTCAACACACTGATTGCTAACTCTTTGAAAGCTTCTTTGAAAGACTTAGTTCTTTGGATAACAGCCCCCAATGCATCTGCTACTCCGAGCAGCCCGTCCATCAGAATATCTGCTACTCTAGAGGTTACCCTTTCCAAGTTAGTAAATTCTTCTATGTTTGCTAACACCTTTTCTTTGATTGTTCCTAGTATCTTTACAATGTCTTCTTTCATTAGCATCTTAACTTCTTGTAATGCTTCTTTCCATTCTTTAGTTCTTGAGGTTACCTCTCCTAATATCTTCTTGTATTTCTGCGTTGAAGTTAGAATTTCTTTGGTATCCTTTATAAAGGTAATCCCTTGCCTCTCCAGTTCTTTATTAATCTCAGCTATCTCTTCCTTCCTCAGCCGGACCTCTTCCAACAGCCTTACTATATTAGGATCCAGTGGAACTTCTACCAGTCCCAGCATCCCTTCTTGTCCTAATTCCCTGAGACGCTTCGCCAGTTCTGGAGCGGGGACACCTTCAAATCTGCTTGGAACTTCAGGAGGACGAGGGACACTTTCAGCTGCTGCCTTTAACTTGTTTGTAAATTTATCCAGATCTATGCCTAACTCTTTTAGAACTCCTCCGAACAACTCCTTCATCTTTTCCGTTAGACCTTCCCAAATATTAACAGCATCGTTAGCTGTTGATTCCCACGTCTCGACTATAAAGCCTCCAACTAGATCAGCACTATTTTTAACCTCCGATCCGAGCGTTGCTAATGCTGCTTTCACTCTCGTGGAAAAAGAATCTGGAACTATCTCTAACAGAGAGCCAAGGAGATTTTTAAAGAAGTCTATAACAGTTGTGATCTTGTCCGTAACAAAATTCATCACATCATTGAAAGGCTTCTGGAATTTATCTTGAAGGAATTTGACGATAGATTGAAAGACGGATGAAAAGCTAAGACCAAACTTTCCAAGAGCAACTTTGGTAGCCTCGAAAGCGAAAATCAATGCAGCTATAACTCCTGCTATAATAGCTATAGTCCCTGCTACTGGAAGGAGAGGAAGTAATAGCCTGGTTACCATTGCCCGTCCAAATATGACAACCCCCTTTGTTGCTTTTACTAAAGAGGTTCCCAAAAGATTAGCAGATTTGATAAACAAGCCTAGCCCAACAAGAACAGGACCTATCGCTGCTGCCACCAAACCTATTGTTATAGCTAACTGCTGCTGGGCCGGAGTTAGTTTCTCCAACCTAGATACGACCTTTTCAAACACAGCTACAACTTTTTCAGCGATGGGGATTAATCTTTCTCCGAATTCAGTTCGCAGATCTTTAGTTCTACCACGTAATGCTTTCAAGCGCCCTGCCATAGTTCCAGCAAGAGCAGCAGCTTGTCCCTGCGCATCAGACGAACTAGCTAAGATGAGATTATAAATAGCCATCGCTTTCTGGGCTTGAGT